GATTAACTTACTGCCTGTATCCGGTAAGTTCGTTATATCCAGAACACAGTTGAAGGATTGCCCTAACTGTATGATAGCATTTGCAGATAAGACAAGGTTTGATTTCGACGGGGTGGAGAATGATAAGGTTATTGAGAGGTGCAAAGGATATGCCGTACAGTTTATCAAAGAACTGAATAAAAGCGGACTGTTTGAGTGGGTGAGTGATGAAGTACCTTACTCCATATTTTACGATAAGTTGGATGTGAATGTTACTGGGATAATGATAGAATTGAAACTTAAAGAGGTTCAAGGAGTACCCATGTGTTAGTTATGGAAGATAGGAGAAAAGAAATAAAAGGTATTCTGATTGAGGAGTTGGACAGTCTTCGGCAACGTATCATTGAGAATCATATACGGGCTGGGCAGCGTGCAAGTGGAAGGACTATCAAAAGCTTGCATGTTGTGGTAGATGATAATCATGGCTTCTTGTTTGGTAGGCAGGCTTTCGGCGTATTGGAAACGGGACGCAGACCGGGGAAAGTTCCTAAAGGATTTTATAAGATTATCCGGCAGTGGATGATGGATAAGGGGATTCAAGTGGAGAAGCCTAAGTCTTTTGCATACCTCGTAGCTCGGAAAATAGCTCGAGAAGGTACTGAACTATATCGGACAGGAAAGCATGGGGACATATATTCAGAAGATATTGAAAGAACGATACAGAATGTAATGAATCGTGTATTTGGTATTTTCTCAAAGGATGTACAACATATAAATTTGAATAACAATGCGAACAGCAATATTTGAAAATAATCATCAGATATGGTATCCTGATACTGTGTGCTTCTGTTTTAATCCACAAGAGATAACAGTTCAAACTAATAATACAGTGACTATCAGCATTGCGGCCAATGGGAAAAAATATACAGATGTAAGGAGTTCTTATTCAGGAAAAGTATATGCTGATATTTCGTGTTATATGCGTTCTTTCTTTTCTGTTGATACTTCATTGTTACAGTCAATTCGAGTGTCGGTAACGGTTTCTACGAGTGTTGATAATTTTAGTTTTACTACTGATAGTATTTGGGGAGCAATTAATATTGGTGAGGTATTTAATGCACCTCGTGTAGTGAGATGGTTCCGAAAGTTTCCTTTTACTTTCTCATTGTTTGTGGCTGAGGGAGCGACTGTTCGCTTTCGTTATGACCAAAATAGATATGTTACAAAAAACTTATCCGCAGGATTAAATCACATCAATGTTGCAGGATTGGTTCCGTCAGCTAAAGATTTTGCGGTAATTCGTCTGGATGAGGATTTGCCTGCCAGTACATTTGAATACACGTTTGATAATACGTTTACTCCGATAGGTGATGGGGCTGTTATAAATAGGTTGGTAGTAGATTCTTCAGAGTGTGGTATTTATCTTCGTTGGATAGATAGACATGGTTTTTATCAGTATTGGTTGTTCCAGATTGGGGACAATATATTGCAGGTAAGTACAAATGGTGAATTGCTCTATCAAACTTTTTCGGACAACAAATATGCTTATTATGGGGTATCACGTCAATCTAAGAAAATGCAGAAATCTATAAAGGCTTGTGCTACATTTATAGATCAGGACACATTTGATATGTTGTCTACTTTACATACATCTCCTTTAATTGATTTGTATCATGAGGGGAAATGGTTCCCTGTAAGATTGGCAACGGGAACAGTGAATCATCTACGGAAACCTCTACAGGATTTTGAAATTGAGATAATGTTACCAGAAATAATATCACAGATCTTATGAAAAAAGAATTATTTATTGATGGTGTAAAGGTTGATTTGGGAGAGGATACAAAAATCACATTAAATCTTAAAAGCAATTTGTTTTCTGATTTAGGTAAGATTGTCAGTAATAATAGCTATACGATAAAACTACCCAAAACAGTACATAATCAACGTATCATAGAACATGCTGATATGCCTTCATGTAGTACTGGGTACCCAAGAAAATATCACCAAGCAAGATATATCCGTAATGGAGTAGAGATAATCTCAAATGCTAAGGCTGTACTTCTATCGGTTTCTGATACCATTGATATTGCTATCACATGGGGGAATATAACGGTATTGGCAGGTATCGTAGGGAATAATAAATCTCTGAATGAACTTGTTGATAATGGCTATTATATGACTTGGAGGCGAGAAATCAGTAATTATCAATATTGGAACTCCTTTATTGTTTCTGATATGAATATGGGGATAAGAAGCTTTGATACTTTAAACTATGTGCATCCCAGTGTAAGGGTTCGTTGGATATTAGACCGTATATCCGCTGATAATGAACTTGGCTTTTTATTCTCAAATGATATTGTGGAAAGATATATTAGCAAGTTGATTGTTCCATTATTGACGCGTCATGGTCGAGGGTTTGATGTAAATAATCAATTTGGATTGGCTGCGAGATATAATAACGGAGTAAGATATGACTATTACTTGACTGCAATATTGAAAGATGCCTATGCTAATAGTTTTTTGGCGGTAATCAATGCCGGTACCAGTAATTCGGGAATAAAAATTCTCAAAGAAAGTACTAAGATTAGAATATCGGCAAGAATGTTTTTTGATTTTGCTAGTACGGTTCCGGTAAATCCTGTTTTTGTGGTATATAAAGTGATGGATGGGAGAGCTGAAGAAGTGTTTTCTGCTGATGCTTCTGAATTACAAGGAAAAGGTGGGCAGACTTGGACTGCGTATTTTGATTTTGAGGATGAA